TACAGGCTCATCAGCTCGTACCACGGGTCCTGCGTCTCGCCCTCGCCCGACCATGTGACGGTCATGACCATGGCCCGGGGCACGACGATCTCGCACATGGCCGTCGCCGACTGCGTGTACGGGTTGTGGCTGCGACAGTTCTCGTCGTCCTCCCAGTCCAGCCGCAGCGACAGGCCGCCATTCAGGATCGACCACGGGCTGGCGGGCACGTCGCCGGGGTTGGCGTAGGCCCGGTACGCACCGTCCTGGCCGCCGTCGATGAAGCCTGCGTCGGTGAACGTCCAGGTCTGCGAGAACGTCACGCAGCAGCATTCCTCGAAGGCCTCCTGGTCGATCAACACCGGGAAGCCCGACTGCACGGGGAACCATCCTGCGGTTTTGTTCCAGTAGTATGGGCCGGCCATGGTCAGCTCCCGCTCTCGGGGCACTCGAACTCCTGGACCTGTTGCCAATACGGAGCGCCGCCGCTGCTCATCAGCACGAAGTCCCCGCCGCTGGGCGCGGCCAGCGTGACCCACTTGGTGCCGTTCCAGTACAGCATGTCGCCGGTGTTCTCGCCCTGGGGCACGGCGACCCACTTGAGGTAGATCGGGTCCAGCGGCAACGGGTCGGGCTGGCGGCCGATCAGATCGCAGTGGCCCTTGCGGTCTTCCTTGTGCCGCCAGGTCTCCACCTGAATCCACGCCCAGCCGGGCAGCGGCTCGGAGATGTCCAGCGAGACCCCGCCGCCGTGATCCTCCCACGACAGCAGCGACTCGACGGTGTGCTCAGTCAAGTCGTTGTCCCAGTCCTTGTGCTCGATCAGCAGCTTGTTGTCGGCAGCGCCGCCGGGTGTGACGGTCTTCTTGAGCCAGAACGGGGCCTCGTTGCCGGGATCAACGATCAACTCGTCGTTCAGGTAGCCGGGCGTGGTGTCGGCGGCGTCGGTCTTCACCTTGCCGGGCAGTTTGATGTACCGCTTGAACGGTGCCCCGATCAGGTCAGCCAGGTTGGCGACCTCGCTGTGCCGCTTGGCGTCGTATTGATCGATGAAGGAGTCGAACTCGATGTACGGTTCCGCTGCTGGAGGATCAGCGACGATCTCGACCCCGTTACCGCCCACGAGATTGCCGCAGAATGTGCCCACGAACTGGAGGTTGTCCTCGTCCCAGTCGTTGTGCTCCAGCAGCAGCTTGTTGTCGGCAGCGCCGCCGGGCGTGACGGTCTTGGTGATCCAGTTGTGTCCGCCTGCGGGCGGCAGGACGATGATCTCGTCGTTCAAGAAGCCCGGCACGGTGTCGTTGCCGTCGGTGAAGACCTTGCCCAGGCCGTTGATGACAAGCTTCCGCGCCCCGACCTTCAGCTTGACCTTGCTGTGCTTCTTCGCGTCGTACTCGTCCTCGTACTCACTGAAGGTGAACCACGCCGTGCCGGGGCCGGGATCGACGCCCGTCTCCACCACGGCCACGTTCGCCCCGGCCGCCCCGAAGGCAAACAGGCCGCCGACCTTATTGGTGTTCAGCGCGTCCCAGTCGCCGTGGTAGAGCCGCAGCTTGTGGTCGTTGGCCTCCGGGCCGGCGGGCTCGTCGTTGACGCGCTTGCGGACCCAGGTGTGCGGCTGGCCGGGGTTCTCGCCGACCTGAATCTCGTCGTTCAGGTAGCCGGGCGTGTCGTCCGTGGCGTCGGTGAACACCTTGCCGCTGCTGAGCTTGTCGGGGTCCAGGACGAACCACGGTGCCCAGCCCTTGCCCGGGGCGGTGTCCTCCATGAACATCTTGCCGATGACGTGGAAGTGCTTCTCGTTGCCGGGATCGCCCGTGGCGTCCACGGACACCGGCGGCTGCTCGGTGTCGGGGTAGAGCGAATAGCCGTTAGGCGGCAGCCACTCGCGGTAGCTCTTGAACGCCTCGGTGCGGCTGAAGATGCAACCGCCGTGGCCGCTGGGAGTCACCTGCGGGAACTTGACGTACACGAACACGCTGCCGGGCTGGAAGTCGGTGTAGAGCGCCCGCTTCAGCGCGTTCCGCCAGACCTTGATCGTCTGCGGCTGGCCATCAGCGTCGAGGATGGGGGTGCCTGCGGCGTCCGTGATGGTCAGGTCGATGTCGGCGTCGTGCGGCACGTCCACTTCGCCATCCACCGGCACGCCGAAGCCAATCACCTCGGGCTGCTCGTACTGGAACAGCCACGCCGGAAGCTGGTCCGTGGCCTCGGGGTCATAGGCGGGATTCGGAAAGGCCTGCACGACGGTGTCAGCGGGGATGTCCTCGACGCCGTTGACCTCATAGAGCACGCCGTCGTTGGGACCGGCCAGGCCGTCGGGCTTGGCGGTCCAAGTAAGACCGCCTTCGCCGGCGTCGGTCAGCTCGACCTCCTGCCACGACGAGTACTCTCCGGCGCTGGCCTCGGTGGAGGTGATCTGCACCCACACGCCGGCCGGGGCGGCATTGCCCAGACGGACGATGGCCCACACGTCGCCGGTCTGCTCCTGGTGCCACAGCACCGCCGCCGAGCCGGCTGGCGCGGGCTGCAGCGCCGTGGCATCGGAGTCGATGATCTCGGCGGCCTCGACCTTCTGGGCCTGCGAAAAATCCTCCAGGCGAAGGCGCACGGCAGTCACGCCCGCAAGGTACGCACGACCGATCGCGCCAGTCGCCAGCGGCTCGGCCAGGATGACGAACTTGCCCTTGTGCAGCGTCTCGTCGGGCATCTCGCCTCGGAAGGCGACGGCGTTCTTGAACTGCTGCTCTGCCGTGTCACCGGCGTCGGGCAGGATGACTGGATCGCCCAAGCCCAGCACGTCGAACCGCTCGCGTGCGGCCCCGGACTCGTTCTTGACCAGCACGATGCCGGCGGAGCGATAGCCGGGCGTGGCGGTCTGGCCGACGTGACGGGTCCGCTGCTGGAAGTCCTTGGCTGCGTCGATGAAGGCGTTGTACGCCTGGGCAGGGACCACCAGCGGATCGCCCGACTGGACCTTCTTCATGTGGTCGCTCATGATCCGATCCCCAGGCCCGCGAAGCTGCCATCCTCGTAGACCTTCTCGACGTAGGCGGCGACAGGCTGCTTGACCAGCGTGTTACTGGCGGCGTCCTCGGCGTCGGCGTAGCGGACCCAAAGGTACTCCCAGCCCTTCTTCGAGATGCCCGTGATCGGTCCGACCGTGATCCCCGTGCGATTGGGGCTGCCGGCGAACTTGAAGGTGATCTCCCAGTCCTCGCCCGCGCCGCGCTGGCTGCCGGAGGCCCCCAGGAACAGGCACTCGCCGGCCGCCAGCCCGCGGAAGCTGGCGTTGTTGACCTTGCCGGTGAGGTTGAACAGCGTGCCCTTGTAGGCGTTGGTCACCTGAGCGGCGGGCAGGTAGTGCGTCTCGGAGAAGTTGTAGACCGGCACGGTGATGTCCACGCCCTCGACGTTGTCGTGCGTGACGCCAATCGCGCCCTTGAAGTCCGGGGCCGTGCCGCTTGCGGCGTGACGGCTGATCGTCTGGATGGCCTGCGTGATGTGCTGCGTGCCGCCGCCGGTGTCGAAGGAGAACTGCGCGGGGTCGCCCGTTTCCGGCTCCTCCTTCACGCCGTACTGGACGGTGACCTCCCAGATGCACGCGCCGAGGTTGGCCGTGTCGATGTGGACCGGATCGAGCGAGATGTTCTTGCGAACCAGGTCGCCATAGGTCGAGGGCGTGGAACTGGCGGCAAGGATGCGGGCGGAGGCCTCGTCGGCCACGCCGCGCAGGGCGTAGATGAACTCCGCCGACTCGGCGTTGCCCGCCGCGTTGGTGCTGAGCTTGCGGCTCTCGTACTTCTCGGTCAGCGACGTGGGCATCCGTGCCCTCCGATCAGGCGAACGTCAGGCCGCCGGTGGTCGCGGCCTGGACGAGCTTCTTGGTGTTCTTGGCGGTCTCTTCGGACGCCTTGGCAGTGCGGTCGGCGGCGTCCCCGGCGGCAAGCCCGCGCACGGCGGCGGCATTGAACGTGCCCTTGACGCCGATCTTCGCCGCCTCGGCCCCGACCATGTCGCCGATGTCGCCCAGGCCGGCCAGGGCGTCGCGGGCCTTGTTGATGATGTCGTCGGGGCCTTGCAGGCCCTCCGGCCCCGGCTCGGCCTCCTTGGCCTCGCGCTTCTTCTTGGCCGACTCGATGGCGTCGCGCCACTCCTTGCGGGCCTTGGCCAGGTCCTGCTCGTTCTCGGCCATGCGGTTGGCGTACTCGGTGTCGAGCTCGCGGTGCTTCTCCAGGTTCTGCCGCCCGATCTCGCCGAGGGTCGCCTCGTGAACGGCAGCGGCACGCTGCCGCTCGGCCTGGCGCTGCGCCTCGCGCTCGGCGAGCTTGCGGTTCTGCTCGTCGGTGATCTTGGCGATGGCGGCCTGCTTCTCCTGCTCGACCAGCTTGTTCTCGGCCTCCAGATCAACCGAGTCATCAAAGAGGCTCTTGATCCAGTTCCATGCCTTCTGCGCGCCGGCCTTGATGGACTCCCACGTGCGGGCGAAGAAGCTGGTGAAGTCCGTCCAGAGCTTGGAGAAGAACGCCGTGGTCTCGATCCAGCCGACCTCCAGGGCGTGCCAGACGATCTCCGCAACGGCCAGAAGGCCATGCCAGGCGTCATAGCCGATCTTGATGAAGAAGTTGCGGAAGTTGAGCCATGCCTTCTCCAGGAAGTTCACGCCCCGCGTCCATTCCATCTTCATGGTCAGCCAGAGAATCTTCACGGCCAGGCCGATGTCGCCGGCCGCCAAGGCGTCGGCGATGCCCTGGTAGGCGGCAAGGGCGTCGTCCTTGAGGACATTGAACCGGCCGCCGAGCCACTGGAGGGCCTTGGCCCCAATGTCCGTGGCGTACACCAGGTATGCGCCCAGCGCCGCGATGGCGGCGATCACCAACCCGATGGGCGAGACGAGGAAGGCGATCACCGCCGCCAGCACCTTCAGCACCAAGCCGACGGTGGTGACGACCGTGATCAGCGCACCGAGGATCGAGCCCAGGCCGGAGATGATCGTGCCCAGCAGCACCAGGGCGATGCCCACGGCGATGATCACGACGGCGACCTTCAGGACGGTGACGATGATCTGCTGGTTCTGCTTGACCCACTCGCCAGCCGCCAGGACGACCTTCTTGAACCATTCGCCCGCCGCCTTGAGCGTTGGAGCCAGCGCCTGGCCGACCGACACCATCAAGTCGGTCACCGCCATCCTGGCCTTCTTCAGTTCGCCCGACAGCCCGCCGGTCATCCGCGCGAACGCTTCATCCGCCCGGCCGGCGGCATTCTGCATCAACTCCAGGTCCTTCTTGAAGCCCTCCATGTCGGCGGCCAGTGCCGCGATGCCGCCGGCGGCACGGACCTCGGGGAAGTCGACCTGAATCTCCGAGAGGCTCTTGCCGACGTACTTCTGGATCAGGGCCGCAATGTTGCCCGCCTGATCCGGCGCGGCCTTCAGGATGTTCACGAGCCGCGTGGTCGCCTCTTCGGCGCTGAGGCCCTGGCGGGTCATCGTGGCGATGGCCGCCATCATGTCCTCCATCGACATGCCCGCCGCCCGCGCCATGGGTGCGACCTTGCCGATGTTGGCGGCCAGGTCGGGGAACGTCAGCTTGCCGCGCTTGACCGTCTGGAACATCACGTCGGCGACGTGGCCCGCCTGGTCGGCCGACATCTGGAAGGCATTGAGCACGCTGGTCAGCCCGTCGACGGCCACGGCGGTATCGGTCATGCCGCCCTTGGCGGCCTTCGAGGCCACAGCCAGCACTTCCAGCGCCTTGGCCGGGTTCACGGACGCCGAGAGCAGGTCGTAAAGACCTTTGGCCAGCACGTCGGTGCTCTCCCCGAACTCGACGGATAGCTTGCGAATGCCCTGGCTGAAGGCATCCATGTGCTTCTCCGGTTCGTCGAGCATCGTCGAGACCATCTTCATCTGGGTCTCGAAGTCGCCGAAGGCCTTTCCCGACGCGACCAGCGGCGCGGCGATGGCGCTCCCCAGCCCGGCCATCTTTAGACCGAGATTGCGGACGCCGTCGCCGAAGGCCTTGAGCTTCTTCTCCGCTCGGCGCAGGCCGCGCACGAGCTTGCTGTCGTCGGCGAACAGCTCGACGAACGCCCGGCCGGCTCGGATGCCCTGGGTGCCTGCCATCAGTTCATCTCCGCCGCGACCTTCCGCATCTGCTTGACCAGAAGGTCCTCGGCCTTGAATCGAAGCTCGAGGTCATGGACCGTGTCGTAGTTGCGGAAGCCCCGATTGTGCTCGGGGGCCATGCGATCCATCTTGAGCATGGCCCGCCACTGCGCGGGCCGATGGCGGCGCAGCCGCCGCAGTTCTCCAATCCGCTGGAGCGGACAGCAGAAGCACGAGACCCGCTGAAAGAGCTCGTACAGACCGCCCCAGTCGTATCCGAGCCGTCGGCAGTATTGCAGCGCCTCGGCCTCGTCGACGCCGTACTCGATCAGCGGGTAACGTCTGGCGTAGGGGCCTTTCTGCTGAGCCTTGCTCTGCGTCCGCCAGATCTCGTCCACCGCGAAGCCGATGCACGAGACTGGGTTGGACCATCGCCGAAGGTGCTTCTCGATGGCGTCCACCTTGATGCGGGTACACCAGCGGCGTGAGGGACTGGGCCATCCGTTGCCGATCCGGTGAACGCAGCCTCGCTGGTCGCCTTTCCTGGCGCGGATAGGCCGCTCGAACATCCAGTGGGCGAACGGCTTTGCCGGGCGGAGCCTGGTAATCCGAATCCCGGTGTTCCGCTCAACCTGCTTGATGTGGTCGAGCATCTCCGGGAACTCCCAGCCCGTGTCGAAGAACACCACGTCCGCGATCGGCTCGCCGTGCTCCAGCATCATGTGGAGCATGGCCGTCGAGTCCTTGCCTCCGGAGAAGCTGACGATGTTGTTGGCGACCGCGCAGACCATGGTGGTTCACTCATCCTCCGGCATGGGCAGCGCGTACCAGCCCTCGGGCAGGTCCATCTTGCCGGCGACGGGCTTGCCGTCGGCGTCCTTGACCCAGACCTTGGCGTCCTTGACCGTCTCGCGCAGGCGCACCGGCGTGCCGTCGGGTACATAGATGGTTCGCGTGAAGGGAGCGCCGCCCCCGCAGCCGGTCAGTAGAAGTATGGGCAGCAGGAACGGAATCAGGCGTTTCAGGAGGTTCATGACTCTCTCCAATGCTTGCGTACCTTGGCCCGCAGCTTGTCACGTGTCTGCTTGTCCGGATCGCCGTCCTCCGCCGTGGGCCGCGATTTGCTCGCGACCCACGGCAGAAGAGCCTGGAAGAAGGCAGTCAGCACGGCGATCACCCACTTCATCACGCCGCCTCCTTGGGCTTGGAGAGGCCGCCCCAGCGATCCAGCTCGCTGTGCTTGATCTGGATGCCCTGCTTGATCTGCTCGACCAGGGCGTCGGAGGGCTGCTTGCCGCTATTGGCCTCGGCGTAGGCGTTCAAGACGAACCGCAGGGCCGAGTCCAGCTTGGCCAGGCCGGAGTTGGGCGTGTCGTCGGGGATCTGCTTCTCGGCCAGCTTGATGCCCGTGATGATGCTGCCCTCGTACTGCTTCCACTTCTCCTGGAGCGGGTTGAGCTTGCTGGCCAGGAAGATGAAGAAGCCGATCATCGCCGCCCAGATGATGGCGAAGCCGATGCCGGAATTAAGGAACGTCCAGACTCCGTTGAGGATCGCGTTACCGTCCATGTTCAGTTGCCTTTCCGGGCCTCAAGGGCCTCTCTGAGGATTGCCAGCGACTCTTTGTCGGCGGTCCGCGCGGATCGCCGGTCCTGCCTTGCATAGGGGTCAAAGTCTGACGGCTTGAAGGGCCTGCTCTTCTTGGGGTCGCGATTGGCGTTGGCGATCAGGCAACAGACCATCGCCGTGTGCGCCCATCGCTCACGGCCCAGGCCCTCGGCCATCCACAGCAACTGCCGCAACGTCAGCGGCCGAGGGTCTACGCCAAGTGAACCGGCGATTCGCCAGACATCGCACCACGGATCGTCTCGTCGATGTCGATCCCGTCGATCCGCGTCTCGATGGCCGTCACGGCCGCGTCGATCATGGCCATCTGCTTGGCGACCGCCTTGGCCCTGTCGTTGCGGCCGCGACTCCGGAAAAAACCGATCAGCTCCTCGTAGAACGCCTTCTGCGCCGCCAGCAGCGTCTGGCCATCAAAACCGGCTCGAACGTCGTCGGCTGTGACCTTGTGCGTTTCGAACTGGCCCTCGAGCATGGCGCAGAGCACTTCGCCCAAGAGCATTTCGTCGGTGCCGAGGCGCGTCAGCAGAGGCGGGTCGCCGGCCTCCGGCTGAAGCAGGTCAATGTCCAGCGTGGCCTTGACCTTCATGGCCGTGCCGAGATTCAGCGCCAGCGTCCAGGTCCGACCGGCTGCATCAGTGAACGTCTTCATCAGGCCACCTCCACCCAGGAATCGAACACGGCGAGCTTGGCCGTCACGCTGACGGTGACGCCTTCCTCCAGCGGCTCATTGCGGCTGAAGTTGGTGATGCTGAAATCGCCCAGCGGCCCCTCGGTGCCCGAGGCGGTGCGGTCGCCGGTCAGCACGGCCAAACGGATGGTGCCGGCTGAGAGGAACGCGGTCTTCACGGCGTCAAATCCGGCGTCGCCCGGCTTCCAAAGCATCTCGAACTCGGCGGTGCATTCTCGGAGCGTTGGCGCGGTTGCCCTCCAGCCCTGGTTGGCGCGAGTCGTCACGTCCGCTTCGCCCGCTTCGAGGTTGAGCGTCACGTCCTTGACGTTGGCCATCTCCGCCAGCGACGCCAGGTCGCCGCCGGCAGCGCCCTGGTAGATTTTGGCATTCATGCCCAGCAGGAATTCTTGCGACATTCTTCGATCTCCTTATCGAACGCTGTCCCGCCACATGGCGGGCAGCTTGGGGTGTTCCTTCTCTGCGGCCGGGGCCATGAACGGCCTGGCCCGAATCTTCCCCCGCCTGCGTTTGCCCTTGCGCTGGACCGTGCCCGTTCCGCCATACTCCAGCAGGTGCGGCGCTTCGCCTCTTCCTTGCTGGCTCAGCCGCACCGGGCCGATCACCACGCTGCGTTTGGCCGGCTCGTAGCCGAAGAAGATGAACTTCTTCAGCAGGCCCACGTGGCTGCTGGGCGGCTGACCCGGCGGCGATGGCTTCTTTCGCTTGCGGATGCTCCCGCGGGCCGTGCGCCTCACAAACGCGCCGAACTTCGAGAGCACCCGCCGCGTGCCGGCATCGACCTTGTCGCGCACGGCCTTCTTGTCGAAGAACAGCTTGGTGATCTTGAAGCCGATCATGACATCGCTCGGTACGTCACGGTCAGGACGCTGGTGAACACTCGCTGCTCGGCCAGGTGCTCGGGCGCGTAGATCGGCTGGTTACTTGTTCGCACCCAGGCGGCATACGGCGTCGCTGCCAACGGCCGCTTTCGCAGGAAGGCGGCGATCTCCTCGACCAGCCCGCACAGGGCCGCGACCTCAGTGTCCAGGTCCTTGCCCAGCTTCTTTTGCACACCGATGTCGATCTGCACGTTGTGCTGGCAGACCGACCGCGTCGAGCCGCTGACCTCAACGCCCTTGGGCACCACGGTCACGCGGAGTTCGGCCAGTTCCGACAGCTCGAACTCCGGCAGCACCCGCCGTTGGGGGCTGATCGTCTGGCTGAAGCTGCCACCCGCCAGTTCGGCGACGACGGCGTCCGCGATGTCGATGGCCAATGCCATGGGCTACTCCGCCTTCTTCAGTTCGCCGACCAGCCAATCCAGGTCCGCAGCCAGCGCCGGCTCGATGCCCGCGACCGCGTCGCTGAGCGACAGGCCCTGCTGGACCTCATGCCGTAGCGACCGCGCCAGGCCCGCCAGACGCTGCCCGGCCAGGTAGCTCCGCCGCTCGGCGTGCGTCATCGCCTCGACACGTGAGTTGCGCTGCTCAATGACCTGCCGGACCTCGGGGGCCATCGCGTCCAGGCGTGCCTGCTTGCGGGCCGCCTGCTCGGCAGCGCGGTCGGCCGAACTCATCCGCATCCTCTCGACGGCCTCCTGTTCGGCGGGCGTCAGTTCCATCGTCTGCCTCGCGGGCGTGCCCATCGCTTGCTCTGCCATTGTGGGTTCTCCTATGCGATTGCCGTCTTGCCATGCCCGTAGGCATGGTCCAGCTTGAAGAGGTTGTTGCCGTCGCCATCCTTGATCTGCCCCTCGCGGCGGAACATCACGATCTTGCCGCCCCCGTACATCTGCCCGGAGATGTAGATGTCCTTGTAGACGCGGATTTCTCCGCCGACGTAGAGGAACGCGTCGTAGTGGATGGCCAGATAGCCGAAGTCGTCCACGACGCCCGAGTTGACCTCGAGGTAGCCGTAGTACCAGGCGTCGAAGCCCGCCGAGCGCGAGAACGTCACCGGCCCGTATACACGGCAGGAACCGTCGTCGGCGACAAGCAGATACCCGTCGACCGTCAGTTGGCCCGAGGAATCGCAGGTGATTTCCGAGGCGTAGACGGTCTCGATGTAGCCCGACGATTCCACGGTCAGTTCGCCGTAGATGTAGATGCTGCTGTAGTAGTAGCAGTGAACGGAGCCACCGATGTAGGCGACGCCGTCGCTCTCGATTGTGACCGTCCCGCTGTCCAGGTCCATGTAACCGTAGTCGTACAGGTCCAGGTAGCCATGGACGGTGATCATCCCGCCATAGACGGAGATGTACCCGTCATAGGATGTGGAGAGATACCCCTCATACCCCACGGTGATCTCACCGTAGACGTTCAGGTAGGAGTAGTACGCCAGGTCGAGGTAGCCATCGACGCTGGCGGCGGCTCCGCTGTTGACGTCAGCGTTGCCGTCGTCGTAGAGGCTCACGTAGCCGCCCGGAACGATGATCAGGTCGCCGTCCAGATAGAGCGAGCCATAGTAGAAGACCTCCAACCCGCCGACGACGGCGAGCAGGCCGCCGTTCTCAACGGTGAGGTTCTGGCCGTCGACGAGGACGATGTAGGACTCCGGCTCAATGACCACGGCGTGACCGCCGGCGACGATGGCGTCGTCGATGCTCATGTCGGGCACGACGCCGCCGACCCACGTCGTCGGGTCTCCCCACCAGCCGGTTTGTGCGGAAGTGATCGTCGCCATGGTTGCCTCACGCGAAGATGCGGTACACGACGCCGGTGTTACTGGTCACGACCCGGACGTAAACTTTGCTGGCGTCGCTGATGCGGATGACCAGGCCCTCGTAGTTGCTGGGCATCACCGGGATGTTCTGGCTGGCCGAGTCGCCGATAAAGCAGGGGTAAGCGTTCTGTGGGTTGCCGTAGTTGTCCACGCGAGCGCCGACCCAGACGAAGCGGCACGGCGTCGAAACGGCCACGAGCGGTTGCGGCGTGCCGGCCGAGGGAACCGTCTTCGTCCCGCCGGCCAGCGTGGTGCAGCCGGCCAGGTCCATCAGCAGCGCCCCGGCGGGGGTAACCTCCACGTCCACCGAATTGATCCAGCGTTTCGCCATGCTTGTTCAGCCTCCGAAGATCAGCTTCCACAGAGCGCCCAGCGCCAACGTCACCGTCGAGCCGGCGATGATCCACAGCAGGCGCGACCTCGTCGCCTCGGCCGACTCCAGCCGGTCCAGGCGAAGCTGGATGCCCGGCTTGCCGTTGCCGCGAATGGCCTCGTCGAGTTTGTCGAGCTTGGCGTGAAGCTCGGCGAACTCGCCCTTGCACACGCGGTCGTAATGGTCGCAGTCGGTCATGCGTCGGCTCCGATGTCCTTGGTGTGGATGCGGTAGGTTTGCCGGTACGGGTCGCTCCAGCGCCAGCAGCCATCGCCGCCCAGGTTCATGACCTCGTATCTCCGCCCGTCGGCCGCGATCACGTCGCCCGGCTCGGGCTCGAATCCCAGCGCGTCGGCCAGGATCAGGAAGTCCCTGACGTGCGAGCCGATCGTCAGCCCCGACTCGTCGGCGACCTCGAAGTCGGTCTTCCCGTAGGTCGCATTCACCGTGACGGCGTCGGGCGGCCTGCGGTACTCGACGGGGCTGGAGCAGTGCGCCGTGCGCATCTGCTCCAGCCACTGCGAGCCTTGGCGGAGGAGGTCGCCCACGGGTTACTGCTCCAGGCGGACACGAACGGTCGCGTCGGCGTCGACCGCCGCCTTGATCGTCTTGCCCAGGTACTTGTTGCCCGTGGCGGTGGTGGTCGCCTGCTTGGCGGTCGCGTTCCAGTAGACCTTCGCGCCCGCGCCGATGGCCGTACCGGCCCCGGTCGCCTTGGGCACGTCGAACACGCCGATCACCGCCAGAGCGCCGAGGGTGTTGGCGGCGATGTCCAGTTTGGCCACGCCCAGAAGGTCGTTCTGGACCACCACGTCGCCGGCGGCCACGTCGGCCCCGGGGGTGTAGTCGATGCTCTTGCCGTCATGAATGAACTGCGCGGTTGCCATGAGTCATTGCTCCTTGTCTGTCGGATGGATTTCGGTGGTCCCGGTGCGGCCGGGCACGATCACCCGGCCGCACCGGACCTCGCCAGAATCCCAGGCTCCTGCACCGCCGCGCGGGGCGGGAGAAGGAGGTTCTGGGCTAACAGGCCTACTCGCCCTTCATCTTCAGCGCCCCGCGGAAATCCTGCTCCCGGACGCCAAAGTCGATGTACCCGCGGAACTGAATGCCCAGCGTGTTGAAGTCCGCGTCGGTCTTCTCCACGGTCGGCCGGTCCACGCCATTGAGGAAGGCGACCTCGATGCTCGGCAGCCGGTTGGGGTCGGCCAGCAGATACCAGGCCTTGCTCGACGCCCCGGTGAAGCTGGCGTTCGAGAGGTACACGCTGGAGACGACCTCGAACTTGCCCAAGTGCGGGTTGGCGTTGGCCGAAGGATTCGACTTCTTGTTGGTGGTGTCGACGTAGGTGGTCTCATTGAGCAGGACGCTCTTCATAAGCATCTCTGCCGGGACCTT